TATTGACAAGTGGTTCGAGAATCCATTGAATCCTTTGTTCCATCCGATCATGAACGTCAAAGCGCAAGCAGTTCGAGAAGGAATCAGGACAGCATCATTCTATCGGAGGAAATGAAATGGTTCGAGACTGCCCTGAGTGTTACAATGATGGATTGATTGCCGGTGCTGAAGCAATGGCCGAAGTTCTCGAAGAATATGGATCTAGAGAGAAGGCAGTTGGAATTGATTTGGTGGAACGTGCGAGGATAACAGCACTCAATGAAATCTATCCGGCGACATCAAAACCAGCTGCTTCTAAACCAAAACCAAAACCAAAACCAACGGCTCGAAACAAAGCGTACTCGAAAGCGTTCAAATCAGTTCAAGGCGAGTTCAAAAAGAAGAATGGATCATGGAAGAAGAACGGATTCAAGAATTGTTCCAAAAAAGCCAATGGAATGTGCAAGTGATGGATGTCACATGCCCAAAATGCAAGAAGAAGTTCAAGACTGTTAAGTCCTGGTTATCTCATAAAATGAAATGCCTGGTTAAATCCAAATAATCCGCGTAGATTATTCCTCTTCATCCCCTGTTGGCATTTGGGTGATGATGTAACCACTCCCTTGCCCGATTAGATAGACCGATTCAGTCCAACACATCTCGCACTCCATACAAAGCATGTCATAATGTGCCCAATAATAGTCACGCTTGACGTGTTCAAAGCGAATATCCATTACATCTTGATGTCCAGGATCACATGGACACAATTCAACCTCAGAAGGATATTCTTTTCCATCAATCCAACCGGTATAATCGTTCACAATTTTGAAACTCATTCTTTCACTTCCAGGCGTGTCTGCATTGCATCTATTATGCAATAGGCACACTCGCTACCTTCTTTCATCCTTGAAGTGCATACTTTACAAGAAATCCAGACTGTTTTTTTGGTTTCAAGGTTCAATTGCATGTCTGAAAGGATCAATCTATTGACATAATGGCTTCTTTTACCCACCTTTGTGCTCAAATATCTAATACATTCATCGTCTAAGGTTATTGAAATCGCCGATTTATAGCCGCTCATACCCCTCCGAAACGGTTCTACTATATCAAATAATAATATTATAGGAAAAAGAAGGGGGCCAATGACTATATCATTAGGCCTCAACTAAGGGTAAGTGTAGGGCGGGGGGCCGGTCCAGTCCGAGGTCGCTTCGCTCAAAGGATAGGGGTTTTGGTGGGGATGGGTTCATTTACCGGCCACAAGTGGGGGGTGACATGCCCAAAGCCTACAAAGTCACCAGCGATCCGTTTTTCGTGAACGGTAATTTAACACAAAGTGCCATCGATACATTCACATCTCTTGAAATTTCGATGCCTTTGGATAGCCTAAATCAGGAAGGAATCGTAGTCCACGCCGTTTACTGGACCAGTGCCGAACCATCACAAGCAGCTGGTGCCTCCAGTAAATTGAACATGCAACTGACATCAACCGCACAAACCGGCATAGTCAACGCAAACAACGCCAACCTAATATCTCGAAGAGAATTGGTAATCACCGGTGGCGCTGCTGAATTCTCCGGTCCTCATGTTCTAGACTTCATCGGATCAGAGTCACCATACACTGAAGCAGACAATCTAATGCTTGTCGCAACCGACAATGTATTCCTCGCTGTTGATTCACTCAATCAATTAGCCGTGAAATCAGTCTTCTTCAGAATGGTCTGCTCAAGAATTAAACTTACTTCCTCTGCATATGCAGCAATGGTAACTAACGAACTATCGTCTTGAGCAGGTGATTAACCTGGTTAAGATACATGGTAACTGGTGCGGCCCTAATTGGACCGGTGGTCAAAAGGTCTCTGCAGAGGATTACACCGGCTCATGGTCGGCTCCGGCTGTTGACTGGTTAGATCGATGCTGTCGAGCACATGACAAAGCATGCGCTGATGGCGGTTGTTCTGCTGCTGCTGATCGTAAAATGGTCAAATGTATTGACAAGTGGTTCGAGAATCCATTGAATCCTTTGTTCCATCCGATCATGAACGTCAAAGCGCAAGCAGTTCGAGAAGGAATCAGGA